ACAACCTCACCATCACCGGTCGGCCATCCGGGCCCGTTGGTCTTGATGTTGGGGTCGCGAGTTTCAACGTCGATAGCGATTTGCTTTGCGCTGAAGATGTCAGGTAGTTCTGCGGGTGGAACCCATTCACTCTTGGGACCGAACATTGTCATTTGCAAACTCATTAAAAAAGTTCCGTATCAGAAATAAGGTCTTCTCCGCCCAGCGCAGCATAGCCACAGATATCAATCCACGAGTCCTCGTGATCTGTTTTCATTAGACGTGCGGCCTTTACCATAATCATGCAGAGCACAAACTGCTGCTCCGTCACCTCTGTTCCTAAAATTACAGACCACAACTTGGCTATGTCCTGAAAGTTTTTGTGGGCATCGCCGTAATCTTTTGCGCGATCGCCGTTGATCAAGTCACTAGCAGTATCTAAAATTTCTTCACGTTTCATTTTTTTCGCTTTCATAAAAATATGGTTCTGAAACACATCCCCGATAATTTTCTCTATACGGGGGTCTTCTTAAACAATTTTCGCAAGCATCCCCTAGTTCTAAAGAAGATATTTTAGCATAAGAGGTCTGCCACTTATGACCGCATAAGTCGCACAAAAAGTAAGCTTTATACGTCATATCTGATAGGCCTTTGTTGCGTCTTCTGGTTCAACTAAAAAGAGGTTCTGTTTAGTTCTGGTGAGCCCGACATAAAATACTCTGTGTATATCGTCGGGGGCGAGTTCAGCCGCTTTTGCCGCAGCCGGTGATAGTCCGGTAAATAAGACCACGTTGTCTGCTTCACCGCCTTTAGAGCCGTGGATCGTGGACAGTTGTATACGGGGTTCGGCGTTAAACTTTTCGCCCCTCCGCAGAAGAGCCGTGATGTACGCACGGTCGGCACTGGGCAGTCTATCCATTGCTGTATGCCAAACGCAATCACGGATGTTTTCTTCGAGGTTCGGGGTGCCTATAATATGCACCAGTTCGAGAAGGCCGTGATCCGCGATCAGTTCATCTAGTGTAACCAAGTCATCATTATCTAAAGCGGGTAATTTTTTAAATCCGCGCTTGACTCTGTCTCCAACTGACATATAACTATACACGGCTCGTGCAGTCTCCCCCGTAACTTGTTTACCCTTTCTTAACTGTTCCCATCCGTTGACAGCAACACTAATGCTTTCAGGCACGGATCGCTTACCTCGGTAGCTAAATAAGTGGCCGCGGCCGCGTAAGTCAGCTTGAACGTCAGAGAGGAAGTATGCGGCTTGGGCTAGCACGAGCCACGATCCCTGCGAAAAGTTAATAGCCGACACGTCTGTCACGCGCTCTACCGCGCCGTGGTCTTTGCGCGGCAAATAGTTTTTAGGGACGCGCCTTTTAATCCTGCGAGCTACACGTTCGGCTAGTGGGTGCACAGAAGCAGGGACGCGGAAGGACTGCTCCAGTACCTCGTAACCACCGTTAAGGCCGATAAAGTGCTCCACGTCTGCGCCCGCCCAGCGGTAAATAGCTTGGTCGTCATCGCCAGCGCAATATATCTTTTCGGAATGCTGCTCTAAAACGTGCGCTACATCCCATTGTAGGGGCGACAAGTCTTGCGCTTCGTCGATAAATGTGACCGCGAGCCGTGGGCAGAAGGCCGCGCCCTCTCTTACAAACACCTCCAGCATATCCGTAAAGTCGTAGAGCTCGAACCGGTTCTTATATTCAACGAGGCTGTCGGCTATGTACTTAACCTTATTCCAAGGCTCGGTGATTTCGCTTTGGTTATACTGCTCGCGCAGGCCGACTTTGCGTAAACGGGCTAAGTTAATCAGGCTAATTACGGGATTACTATTTTTACTTAGGTCGAAAACATCTTCGCCGCTTATCTGCGAGCCGTCTACATTTAGGTCAAAGCCGAGGGCCGCGCCAAGTTCTTTATAGTGTTCGGACTGCATAACCTGTTCTTGCCGGATACCGGATAAGCGAAGGGCAAAGCTATGTAGGGTACGGAACCATGGAAGCTGTGATTTATCAAAACCAAACCGTTTACTTGCCCGCTCAACGGCTTCATTTGCAGCCTGCTTGGTGAAAGCAAAATATCCGATCAGAGACGGGTCCACGCCCGCCGACAGGGCTTCGTCTACCCTGTTAAGCAGGGCTGTAGTCTTACCCGTTCCGGGTGGGCCGTAGATGCGGAAGATTTTAGTTTCCATGTTCTTCGTCCACAATATCTTCAATTTTTTCCATAAACTTTATGAAGACGGGGGTTTCGTCTCCTACCCACGCGCCGACTACGTTGTAGAACATGAACTCGACGGCGTCGTCAAACTCCATTCGATCTCGCTCGCACAAGATAGCAACGCATTTATCAAAGTCATACGCAATAACGTCCGGTTGGCTTGCGCGGCTACACACGCCCACAAAGGCTTGATTAAATCCATCAGCTTTTAACATTAGAAGGGTGACTCCTGTTGTCCGTTAAAGTCAGGGGTTTTTAATTCCACGTCCATTCTTTCATAAGAAGGAATAGACCAAACCCGTACAGGGCGGCCTTTAATTTTTAACAAACGACTTTCCCCGCCCATATCGCGGAGACGCTGGGCTATTTTATAAGGCTTATATTCAAAAAACTTGTTACGTTTTAAGTATGCCTCAAAGTCTTTCATTCGGAAGAACGTGGTGTTTGTTTCTTCATCCGTCCACGGACGCTTCAACAATATTTCTTCCCTATCTTTTGCCGCCTGCATATGAGCGCAAAACTCTTCTAAATAGTCGTAGAACTGCCCGCTAGTGCTGGCGTCTTCAGAAACGTCGATGATGGCACTTTCATTTGCTTTCATCTCGTTCATTAAACCGCCTATACGCGTCTCCCACGCCTGTTTACTGAGTGTGCGAGGCATTGTGTTCAACTGCTCCATACAGGCCTTCTGGAAGGCTGGTTGGCTCATTAAACCGTCAGTGTCTAATTCCAGTGGCTCGCCGTTCACGTCAACAAACCAGACAGGCGGATTTGAATTGTACTTACGCAAGTTGGCAACGGTCGCGCCTTGTACCATAGAGCCGATACCGTGCTTTTTTGTTTGGCACAGTTCTTTGTTGCAGTGCGCGTTGATAGGCGCATCGCTACACCGGTACGCATAGTCTTTTTTCTGTAGCTGCTTTGCTACGACGTTGACCTCGCTTAAAGGAAGCGGCGGCTCAAGGTACTGCAAGTTGTATGTCAGGATTTCTGACTCCCAGCTATCAGGGTATGCTTTGCGTAGATACACGCCGATGTTAAACAGGCCGTTGTTTCTCCCGCCCTCGCTGATTTTGTTTTTAATTAAAAACTGTAAACAAGGCGGACCGTCACGCATGGTGGCGGTCTCTACCTCTTCACCGATTTGTAATTTAGTGATCTGCTCCGGAGTCTGTTTGTGCGTTTCATATAGCTCAAAAAACTCTTCTAGCTCTGCGCTGCTGCCGTCATCTTTAATAGCATAGCGCAAGCCCTCTTCTGCGTTGTAATAAGGCAGGTTTAGGAAGTTACCTACGTCATCGCGCTCTAAATGGAGCTTGATCTGTTTTGGAAATATTTCGCTACCACCGTAGCCGAGCGCCGCAGAAATTTGCTTTAACGCATCCTGCATATCTTTTGCATCTACCCAATCGGTAGTGAACAAGAAGCAATGCGCCCCACCAGACTTTGACCGGCAGACCACCAACGGCAGTTTTAGCTTCCGGATTTTTTCAACCAGAAGCTTGTGGTCAAGCGGGTATTGGTCAACGTCAATACAGCCCCAGACGCACTGGTTGTTTTCGTTAATCGGTATAATGCCGATAGCGCGTCCTGTGCCCGCGATATGCCCTTCCCACAGTTCCGTGGTCCGTGGTTCGCGCACAATGGCTGCTCGTCCGGTGTTCTTACCGTTCGCTTGTGTTTTTTCAATTTTATATGTGCCATAGGCCAACTGTAGGCCGTTAAATATGGCGGAAAACTTTTCTACAGACATGATGCCCCCAAAAGCAAGAAGGGTGACGCTATAACGCTATAACGCTATAACGCTATAACGCCACCCCAACTGTTTAGAACGGTACGTCGTCAGAGAAAACTTCCCCGCCCGCGTTTTCGTCCTGATGCTTAACTACAACTTCACCATCGCTAATGCTTTTCGCAAAATCTTTTGCGCGGTTGTAGATGTTGACATCTTCTACCGGACCGACGCGGCTCATTTCCCAGCCGTGCCAGCTACCTTTGCTGTTTTCTTCAAGGGTCGTCTTCAAGTTGTAAACGTGGCTAAAACGTGGCGGAGTAAACGGCCCGTTCTTGCCTTGCAGGGTTAATGAAGAGATCATGCTGTTCCACTTGCGTGACTTCTTCAACTGAGTTGATTTCATCGCAACCAGAGCCGTTTCGATAGAACCGTCATCGTGCAGTACAATTACGTAATGCTGATGCGTTTCTTCGATGTACTGCCCAGAGCCGTCCTGAAC